GCCTGATCCATGATTACTTCTTACGTTATATACATCACCAACTACATTTCCTGTCGTTCCACCATATGCTTCGTCAATTGGGGTAACTGCGTTCAGGGACCCTCCAATTTTTCCAAAGCTGATGTCTTCACCAGCAATTCTCGCCAGGATATCATCGAATTTTTGAAACTGTCCTTTTATGTTATTTAAGTAAATAACTGGAATGATAGTTTTATTTTTAATAATGAAATTAATTTTATCAACAACTGCTTTGGCACCTGACACAGAACCTTTAATATTTCGTGAAAGTAAATTTTCATAAGTATAGCTAAGACCGCTGTTTGATACAAAAACGTTATCGTTTGGAAACATTTCTAAATACGAACCAGTTTTCCACGTTGAGTCAGACGGCTTAAACATATATTTAGATGGATATACAACTTCGGCATACTCTTGATAAAATAGTCTAAAGAATACAATAATACCACCACGAGTACCTTTTCTTCTATAAAGGTCCATGATATTTTTAATTACAATTCTTACTGTTGTATCATCTAACAATGGCAAGTCCGCAAGAAATGCTTTTTGGAAATGTATAATCATACTCGCTAACGTAGTTGATATGTCACGGTATTCGTACATTCGCCGATTGTTGTAATGGCTTTGGTTGTATTCTGTTTCTAAGAATTCATAATAATCTTTTACAAGTTGAACAAGTTCAGCGCCTTCATCACGATAAATCGCAGGCCACATACTATTGACCTTAAAGGCAATCTTCTTTTCAATTAACTCTTTTTGATTATTATAGCCAACCATTTTATTCAATCTCTCTTAATGTTACTGTTACGTCATCGTCGCGAATTGCAAAAATTCTACCTTTCGGCGCAGCAATGTCATCGTAAACGGTCGTAGCAATAAATTGAATTGCGGAACCAGTAAATCCGTCTGTTCTAAAATTAATTAATTTTACATCACCTGTAGTGTAATCAATAGTGCCTGCGGTTGGGTTAATAATTTGTGGATTAGAAAGATCGCTAGTAACTAATTGCATGTTTCCGATGCCATCATCTTGTAAGTATACACAAACATTATCTACTGAAAATTGCCCACTTATCACAGATGGCTTGTATTCAGCAAACCCGTTTGTTTCGCGGAATGGATATGGTTTTACTAATGGCGTACCAAATTTAAATATAGGATTAGATTTAATATTAAGATCTGGTGTATATTCAATAATTGGCTTTGCGGTAATTGCATTTGATTGAATTGATACGTCAGCCGCGTCAATGTTAGAGGACAAGTTTGATAACCGCAGTGTAGTATTAAAATTATCTAACGATGCCTCTGAGTAAGCTTGTATTGTGTCTCTAACCAATTGTGCAATGTAATCAGAATTTTTTGTAGTAAGTTTTGGATTATAATTAACACGAATAGTAATTTGCCCATACACAAACTCTGATGGAACAAACGTTGGCTCAATAGCTAATGGAGTTTTATCCGATAAGTAATCAAGATACGTATTTACCAAAGTATTAGATAATGTTTCTTCAGCTTCACCGAGATAAACGGAAATTGCAACGCGACCGAATTGTGGTGGGTTTAAGTTTTCACCACCATATGCCGACACGGCTTTAATTTCTGGAAATTGTTGTTTAAGCAATACTTCATAGTCAGAAGTTGTTATTGCTCTCTCCTGGATTTGTAAAGCCTTAGGGGCAAAGTAACGGATTTTTTCTAATGACTCTGCGTCTGCGCCGCCAAGTGCCGCCTGTATTGTTTCAACTTCAGTTGTACCCGTTGAAGTAATTTGAATTGTGAATACGCTTGCGCCGTTTGCTTCAGCTCCTGAACAAATTCTATACTTAACACGAATATCTTCGTATTCATCAGGCTGTATGCCAAACACGTTGTTACCAAAATAAATTTTATACCTGCCATCATAATATGGTTCTACGTAAAATACTTTATCTTCAGGTCCGACTCCAAAGATATCATTTTTGCGAGTAAATATATTTGCGTCTTCTGTAAACTCGGCATCAACAAATACCTCGAGAGAATCAATATCAGCGTTTTCGTTTGAAAGAATAACTGTAAGAATGCCATCTTCGTCAACAAAATACCCTTCACGTTCAAAGCTTGTTAGCATTTGTCCTTCAAAGAGTTCAATATTGTCTGCAACGAATACACCAGTTTCTGTTTTCGTTGCAACATATGCTTTGTCCGTAACGAATTCATAATTCTCCCCTTGGAAAGAAGCCTTAAATGCTGCGAACTGGGGGATTGTAATTGTTTGTCCTGTAATTGTAGTATCACGGATAGTAACTCTTACTGAAGCCCTTGCAGATTTTCTTGAGCTTGGCAAATAATTTAATTCTTTTGCATGGGATATAACTGAGTTAGGTAATACCGCAGAGTCAAGAAACATTTCATTAATTGCCATGTTTGTATAAAAGTTATTTTGGTATGTATTATATGACAACACATCTAAAAGAACGTTTAAGTTTGAACCTTCGAAATCATAGTCTTTAAACTGCGTTTGGCTTTTTAAATAATTAATCAGTTGCTGCTTGTTGCTAGCGAAATCTAATTCTGTTATGTTCAGCTTCGTAGCCATCTTATCGTGTCCTCTCTAATATTACACTCAGCGATATTGGCTGTTGGTTATTTGATATGTAAAATACTATTTTAACGACAACAGTATTGTCATCTATTTCTGAAGAAACAAGAACATCAATAAGATCAGCTCTTGGCTCATGTAAATTAATTGTGGCTCTTACTTGCTCTTCAATTAATTTGAGTGTCGCTGGTGTAATTGTTTCAAACAACATCGCCTTGATATTTCCACCAAGGTTTGGTTGCATTAATCTTTCACCTTTATCAGTTAAGATAAGGTTTTTTATTGATTGTTTAACGGCTTCTTCATTTTTATTTAAGGTCAGGTCGTTAGACACAGGACTTTTTTCCAAATCCATTTTAAAGTCAGTAAAGACTGTAAACTTTTTATTTCTTGGTGTTACTAAACTAACTACCATAATTTTTTTCCTTTATTAAGGTGTGAACACCCTATTCCCTAAATCTATATGAACAAAGTCACCGTAAATGCCGTGTCCTGTAAAACCTTCTGCATATGCAATTCTCAAAAATTCATTACGATTTTGTGGATAACCACGCCATGATATATCAAACGCGTTTCCGCTTAAATGTAACGATCCGCTGGAACCTTCTACCCGCGTGTTATGTGCTTGACTTCGCCATGGACTATTGATATGCAAATCAGTACCAAAGCTTTTAGCTACCCTCATAAGTATAACTCTTAAGTCTATATTTGAGTTTTTCCACCCATCTGCACCGTCATATTTTGGCCAGGTCGTCAACTTTTTATCAACATATAATCCACTGCCTTCGCCGCCTGCAAGTAAATCTTCATAACTCGGTAAATTTTTGTAATCTTCATCAGTAATACGTCTAGCATTACCAGCGTCTATCCACCTCTGTCTTTGATTATTTATCTCAGTATTCCTTGCCTGCGGCGATTGAATCGGGCGACCTTCAATAATAGCACGAGTAGTATTTAAATTTCCTGCAGCTGTAACTCTTTGTAACGCGTAAGTAAATCTATTTGCAAAACTATCAAGTGGATTTTTTAATGCCTGAATTGCATCTTCAATTCCAGCAGCCATTGCGCAAAAACGCGAAATAAGAAATTGTATTTCTTGTATGTTTGGATTGGCAAACAAACCAACACCATAATCAAATAAACCTTTTGCTTTGTTTATAATTTGTTGAATATTTTCTTCGCTGAAAAATCCTAAAATGTTTTCTTTTAGATTGTTAATTTGTCTAGCAATATTAGTATTTACAAAAGTGGTTACATCACTCATAATATTGGATATGTTAAAATTCTTAATAGCATCTTTAACTTTATTAATTGTTTTTTCAATCATTGAAGTAATTTTATTTTTAAAACTTTCAATTAATGCTGCTACTTTTAGTTTTTCAAAAATTGCTTCTAATGGATTTTCAATATTTTTAATTTTATTTAAAAATCCAGCAATGTCTGCTATAGCCTGCCCCGCCAGTCCAACAAGACTGAAGAAAGCACCAACACCCGCAAAAACTTTTGGCATCAAACTACACAATCCTCCAAGAAAACTGTTAGCAAAACCATTTGTATAATAGTCTTGAAGTTGATACACAACAGTTGGAGATCTAAGCGCAGTGTCAAGAGATGTAGGATCGTAATTATATTCTTTCATAAAGTCTGCGGCTTCAAACGGAGTAATAGGTCCACGACTAACTCTTTCATATAAAGTATTTAAATCAGGTGTTTCTTGTAATATAGTTTGAATATACGGTTTTGCGGTATAGTCATTTATATTATTCACGGTTGTAAAAAATGCGTCAGATCCGTACTTATCTGTCATATAAAGTAAAGGATCAGTTTGTATTCCAGAATTTAATGCATTTACATATTCGTTTTGAAATAAAGAAATTTGGTTTTGTGTGTAATATCCATTCGTGTCAGTAAACGTTTGGGTGCTTACTAACTGCGTTACAACCGCGTCTTCAGGTTTACAAATTGCTGCCATATTATCCTCTAAATACTTGCATCATACGTTGCTTTTAATGTAGTAAGAATTGATTTAAGCGGACCACCCAAATTAGGATCTGCTTTGTTTTGCCCATCGTTATCGTATGAACCAGTGCCAGCTCCTGATCCGCTAATTCTCGGTACTCTTGCCCAAATACCAGAAATTCCATTCCCAAATGATTCGAGGGATTTTGAACCATTAAGAAACGCATTAAGCCCAGCAAACTGTAATAAAACAGTAGCCATTTTATCTTGATTTTCTGGACTAAATTTATCACTTAATGAAAGGCCTGCTTGTTCTGCCAGCGAATCACGAGCAGGCGTATTATTATCGTTATTATAACCGCGTAAAGTGTCTTCCATAAACTGATATCTTCCACTCGCTTCGGAATTATATCTTTTATCTATGCTTTCTTGCCAATTCAATACTTCTTGAATAGTCATTAAAGTTAAACGTTTATCAGGATAATCTGAAAAAGAAACCCCTGCTCTATTACCTGTTGGAATATAACCACTATTATCAGGAATTCCTTGGCTGCCCCAAATAGCGTCATATCCGCCGGGCCCTGATTCAGCATTACCAATAAGATCAAGAAGTGGGCCGAGCATACCGCCAACCGCAGAACTAATAGGTGATGTTGGAACGGAAGTACTTACCGTGTTGTTAACCCCTGTCTGGCTTCCGGGTCCACCTTCTGCTTGGTCGTCACCAGATGCAACACCGTGCGTTGAACCAACATCACCGTGTGGTTTACCTGAAGCCGTATCTTGTGACTTTCTAATCGGCATTGCTTTTGCTGGTGGCTCAGGCGATTCAACTCTTTCAGAAGATATTGATTGTTCGGCATATACTGCATCAGTTGCAGAAGCACCACCACCGTTTGCCATATCTACATTATCGTTAATAAACACAGTAGAGCCACTAACTGTTGTAATTGAAATGTTTCCATTTGCATCAGCTTTGAGTTGTGCGTTAGATTTTATACTTACGTCTGCAGAACCATAAAGATTTAAATCTCCACCATTTGCACGAATGTTTAAATCTGTAACCGCTGACATATTTAAATTGTTAGCGCGGATGTTCATATTTGACGGAGCTTCTAACCACATGAATGGCGATTTAAAATACATTCCAATACCAGCTTCAAATTGAATTTCTTTTTCAGCATAATAAGAAAAAGTTCCAACGTTTGCATCAAGCCTGATGTCTCCACCTCTTGCCTGTAGACGGTCTGATGCGTTAAGTGTCATTTCTCCGCCTGCTGTGATATAACTATTACCATGGACAATTTGTTGATAGTCTCCCATGATTTCTTCAATTTTATTTCCTTCAACGCGGATCCTTGCATCACCATTAATCGTAACAGTGCTTTGACCTTTAACAACCTTTACTTCGTTTAAGTCTGTAATTTCCCACTTGTTACCGGATGCTTTTTCTACAACCAAACCACCTTGTGATATTTGATAAAAAGAACCATCTTTATGATATATCATAATTCTTTCTGAACCAGGTGTATCATCTAACTCAATAGAATGCGTTGCAGACGAAATAACTCTATTGTGCGGATACCTCGTATTGTATGCAGTTGGCGGTTCTTCTAATGTTTCATTATCTTCACCTTGTCCTGCGGCTACAGTAATTTCAACGTTACGAGCCATTTCCTGAGCCAACACATAGGTTTCTTCGAGATTTTCTCCACGCGCTAATCTACTCATACGCGGCTGGTTGTGATCTTCAGGAGTAGAACCGGCCGCCGTTCTATATCCGTCATCAGGGCCGTGTGTAGGAATGACGCCATATCCATCAGATTTTGGATCAGGACCATTATTGATAGTAGGTATAAGACCTAAAACCATTGGTGATTGAGCTTCCCTGCCGTCAAGGAACATTCCAAATACCCAATAGTTTTCACGAGGAATCCAATTACTAGGATCATAATCGCCACGGCAAACAATTGCCCACGGTAAGTCATCTGTTGGTACGTCTTGGTTATTTCCGTGTATTCCAAACGCTCTAACTTTAACACGGCCTTCAAAGCGAGGGTCTACAATATCTTCAACAACGCCAACAAAGAATAAAGGATTATCAATACCAATAGCTGCCATTATGACCACCCAAATTTAATTAAATTGAGAGTTGCACCGGCTTTTCCATCTTTGAATGTGTGGCTTGAAGATTTAATCATATACTTTCCTGAGAGGTTATTATCTTCAACTTTATCAGTAGCTGCGAAGACTGGAATATTTAAATTAAGGATGGTTCCTGGCGATAAATCAATTCTACCACTCAAGCTAATTCCAACAGAAGTTGAATTTAAATGTTGATCGTAAAAAGTACGCATTGCTGCTATTTCACCATTATTTGCATCAGACCTTAAACTTGTAGCTCTATCGTTAGGACCTTGTGTATCTTTTAAAACCAAAAAGTCACGGGCGTTTTCATCTGTAAATTTTTCATTGATATATTGTTGTGAATGCGGTAGCCTGTCAATAGAAACAGTTTTTCCTGACATATCAATAAATTTTGCATCTTCAACTTTCCAACTATTTTCGTAAACCTTTCCGTTCACAATAT